AAATAGATTCCCCATGAACAAGCGTTCGCATTTCCCCCATTCCTCCTCCTACACATTTCCAATTTACACCATTGACTTTCTATTCTACTTATGCTCTCACTCTATCGAACATTCAATGTCATTTTAGCTTGACTCTCATTGCCAATCTATGTTATACTATAATTAGTTAACAAAGGAGGAATTACAATGGATACAATAGCTCAACTACTCAACACAGAACCTAAATATATCTATCTAGCCTTATTCTTAGTAGTATTAATGTCCAGTATGGTTTTAGGCATACTTTATTGGATATATCTTGACGCATGTCATGACTACGGCACAAAGTCTCTAGATGAAAAGACACGCAACACATGGATATTTGAGGAAGGTCAATGGAGCAACTATGTTAAACAAAACAGAGAAGAAAGATATAAAATACTTGGAAAGAAGGATGATAACAATGGATAAGCGTCCACAAATTATAAAAGATAAACTAGAATCAACTTTATTTTTCAATGTCACAATTCACAAATTACATCATGGAACAATTCTATCGATTGAAGGAACTAAGAACATGACAGAACGTGAACGTTATATGATCGAGCTAGAAGGAAACTTAATAACGTTATATATTTGCAACAATCTTAGTGGGAATGTTGAACACATTAAAATAGAAACTAGAACAGAAGATGTTTTAAACTACATAATCTTAAAAGAAAGAAAAACAATTTTAAAAAACGTCAAAAATCTTTTCAAAAAGGTAGACAAACTAGACTAACTAATGTATACTAAAGATAGTTAGAAAATACGGAAACGCAAACTAGGAGGAAGAAAAATGCAAACAACTAAATTGAAAGACATCAGAAACACTAAAGGCTTTATCATGAAACAACTAGCACTACACAATATCACATCAGGTGTGACAGAAGATGGCAACTTATTCGCTTTAGTAAGACTTGAAGAAATCGTAATTAGTTTCATAGAGAAAAAAGACTTCGTAGAAGGTAAAGCAGTAATAAAAGACATCTACGGTGACGTTAGAGCCAACATTGAATTAAACACATTTGAAGACGTATTAAACTTAATTGCAAAACTAAAAATAATGGATAAAAGGGGGTAACAAATATGATAACAATGACAGATTTCATATCACTGGTAGAGGAAAACATGATATATGCATTATTTGAGTTATCACAACCAAGCGAGGGGATAGAACAAGTAATCGTGCACTATAAGGATTATGAAATACCAAACTCACATTACTACAAGATTCAAGCACAAGACATATACGGAGAGCTTTTAGTGACACTTGAAATATTCTCTGATTACATTGATAGACCAATAGAAACAGTTATGACAAGTAGTCTAGAAGAAACATTTAACATCATGAAAGAACACGACGATAAAGCTTGGTTTGATAAAAAATGGTAATACAATGTGGAATTGAATTAGATTTTCTAGCAAACTACATCATTGTAGAAGAAGACACTTTGTTCCTAACATCGCCAAAACAGGTTGAACCATTCACAACAAAAGATTACATTGAAGCTGTAGTAGAAGCAAAACGCAGACACGAGTTAGCAGATGGTTTAGGGAAAGTAAAAATTGAAGGTTTTAGATTTGCTCATAACGGTGAAGACTTATTGAAACATGAATTCACTATGGACTACAACGGTAGAATAACTAGCGCAACAACTAGAACAGTTCAGAAAGGTTTTAAAATGCCAGAATGGTCTTAAAGGAGGTGATAAAATGTTTGCTACCACGGCAACCGTCATAGGTATATTCTTTATAGGCTTGTTAGTAGGTCACACATTAACTAAAAAATAACTTAACTGATCATTTCGTTATTCACTGGGAGTCTAGACCGTCCATCTAGACTCTCTAAATTATAAGGAGGAATTAAAATGGGTTATGTAAGACTAACACAATCACTAGATTATTTGAAAGATTATGTGGAGAATGAAGAACTCTCTATGAATGTTTCTAAAATTGTAGAACAAGGAGAGACAGTAAAACTAGTTATTCTTTCTCCTTATTCATCAAGAAGTTATTGTGTAGAACTGTTGTCAACACACAGATTTCTGGTTTATGAAGAAGATAACAAATACCAACGCAAAGCATTCTACATCGCGAAAACAAACAAGGGTGTTCTAGGAAGGATCAATGAACAAATTGACGTTTTCCAGACTAAAATGCGTAGGGATAAAAAATATCGTGATAAAGAATACTATGTTAGGTTGACAGAAGAGAAATAATATAGTATACTAAAGATAGTCAAGAAAGACATAACAAATAGGAGGAAACAAAAATGACAAACGCTGTTGTAATAATCAAAAACACTGAAATCTACTCAATCTATGAAAGCACAGTTCAACTAATTCTAGATGATAAACCAAACGTTCAATATAAAGTTCTAGATAAAAGAAATGGGAATTGGAGTCACCCACTAAACACAATTGAAACATATTCAATCAAAGACATGTTATCCACATTATCTTTAATTGATAAAGAACTTTACGAGATAATTATGCAAGATATGGACGTGCAAATAGTATGACTATCACATTAGAATTATGGATTTTAGGAGTAGCAGGAATAATCATTTTAGCAATAGGTTGGAAAATCGGAGTAACGCTTTCAGACGACACAGAAGAAGTTGATTTAACAGAAGACTATCAAGCAATAGAGGACTTAAAGAAACAAGAACAAGAACTACTTGAAAGAATTGATCACTTACAAGATAAGCTATACGCAAGAGAGTATGGAGGAACACAAGTACAACATTATAAAGAAGCTTTAGACGAGTATGAGAAATCAGGAATTAAAATTCCACTTGACATCATTGAAGAAATCACATTCATTGACAATTTAAGAACTAAAGAAGAAGTAATGAACTACATTGAAAACCATCGTGCAAACTGGAAACTAGAAAACTCTAAGAAAGTTGGTAAATAAAAATGACAGAAAGTGATAAGTTTCTTGAAGATCTAGAAACAAAATTGTTGACACCTAATTCTTTATTAGCAATTGAAACAAGGTTAAGAGATTTCGTAGTTTTTTACCATGAAAAGTTTAATTGTTTTTCTATAGAAGAAATTGAATGTTACACAGGACATGGTTTGGGATTTGAACTTTATAAACACTTAAGTGAGTGTTTTAACCATGCAGGGAAAATTAAAGAATTGAGGTATATTGAATGAAAACACATTATATTAAACATTCTCTTAATAATTTAGAATTTTTAATTAAAAAACAAGTAGGTATGAAAAACATAGACATTAAAAGAGCAATTGATTTGATTAAAGACATTAGAAAGGAGCTAGACAAAAATGACGATAAATGAAAAATACAAATACGTTGATAACCCTTCTCTACTTAGATCTAAACACATTGAACCTGAAAGACTATCACCTTCTAAAAGAGACGTGGAAAAGGTTCTACATCATTTAATGGCACATGGCATCATCACAACAGAAGAACAGATGTCACTATTGCAACAAGCATATATGATCACAAAATAAAACCGCCCTTTAAAGGCGGTCTTTTAGTATATTCTCATTTGTTTTAAGATGTCATAACCATGTTTTCTAACAACTTGATTTTCAAATCTTAACATACCTTTTTTGAATGCGCTGACCAACTTTGTTAATTTGTAATTTCCTCTCCAACCACCAACAAGGACGTTTTTCTCCGTTAAGTCATCAGACGTTAAAGCAAAAATTTGATTACTTTTTGGGTCATAAGCTTCTGACAAATACATTAACATTTGTTCTCTATCAACCCACACACCGTAATTTTTACCACCATATCTAATACCGAAATTAAACTGAGAGTTTTTACTTCTTTTCTGTACAAACAAATCTGAGTCTTGCGTAAACTTGTTATCAATGCTCATTTCTTCGTAAGCTGTCCCTGAAATTAACTTACCGAATCTATTATCCCGTCTAGCATTTGCGTAATCTTCATTCTTAACAATCTGAACTACTATAGAATCGTTCTTTGAAAACTCTTGGTTAGGGTTAGGATAGAATCCAAAGTAAAGGAAGTAAGGGTTCACAAGTGTTACTGCGTTACAAGCACATATAACTCGAACAGCTGGGTCATTAACTCTATGTCTGAAAACTGTATCCATTACGTTTAACAAGGAATCCACCACGTTAGGCGGATATCCTGTTAAGTCTTTTTCACGAACAAACTCATCAAAGAAAATAGTATACACGTTAGGATAAGAAGAAGATTTTAGAGCCTGCCAACCACTCAAAGGAATAGCATATCCCGCAAGCTTCCCATTGATGTAGAAGTCATTGCCCTTTACTTCAAACTTTGTGTTAGGGTAATTTATCGCAATATCGTCAAAGAATTTTGATTTGTTTTTAGATATTTCGGTTTTATACATTCTAAGATAAACAAACTGTCTACCGTTTTTAAGGAAGTCATCTACTAATTTAGATTTAATAGCGAATGACTTACCAACACCACGAGCACCAATAACACATGATAGAATGCGAGAATACGATAATAGTTTTTGAGGTTTCCAAAATAGTTTCTCATCCATTTTAATTACTCCTTATTTAATAGGTATTTTAATAGTTTCTCCTGCGTAAATTACATCTTTTTTCTTTAAACCTGCATTAGCTTTATAGATTGCGTCAACAGTAGTTTTATGTTTTGGGTCATGTGCAATACTCCATAAAGTATCACCTTTTTTAATTTTGTAGTTAATAGTTTTAGTTTTAGGTTTAGCCTTCTTCTTTAGTCCTAGAAATTTAGCAACCCCCACAGCGTGAGCAATGGCAATTTCATCCATAAACTTATCATTCTTAAGTAGCTCTAAATCAGTAGCTTTGTCAATGAAAAGGGTTTCAGTTAGAACAGCCTCCATTTTAGTTTCTCTTACTACGGCTAAGTTAGCGGATTTTCTACCACGATCTTTTACATTATATTTCTTTAGAACTTGTTTAATCTCATCATGAACATATTTCTGCAATCTACCTTCTGCACTAGGGTATTTAAATGTCTCAAACCCTGTACCTCCCCCCGCATTAATATGGAAAGACACAAAAGCATTAGCCTTTTGTTTGTTAGCGTAACTAGCTCTATCAGATAAACTTACAAAGGTGTCGTCACTTCTAGTTAGTAAAACTTTGTGACCAACATAAGCAGATTCTAGATAATGTTTAGTTTTGTTAACTAGTTTCATTACCAAGTTTTTTTCATAAACTTTACCGTTTACAGCGCCTGCATCTTTACCACCATGTCCACCATCTAAAACAATAATTTCAGTCATCTTTTTTATCTCCTTTAGTAGAATTAAAGAAAGTGTTAATAAAATCCAAAAATACTTCTGTTTCTTTACCGTCTTCACTTAGTTTCAAGTGTGATAAAATACTATTTAACTCTGCATAAATGTAACCAAAGTAGAAAACATATAGTGCTCCAAGACCGATCGGTTCAGGCATTAGAACACTTACAGGTATAAACAGAATTGCCATGATAGTAAATTTCATTTTTCTCATTATACCATCTATTGTTTTACTAGATTTATAAGCTATAGATTTATTAAATTTAGCGTTTATAAACCCAAAAAAGAAGTCTACTATGTTCAAAACACCAATTATCCCTAATAGAAAGTATACCTTTGTGTCATCCGTTTCCATTAACGAATGAAAGAATTCAAACATTTTATCAATTCCTTTCTACCACTTCCAACCATTTAGCGCATCTGAAAGTAGCAAGTGTATTAAATCTTTTTCTTTGTTTCTATCAGCACCACCACCATGGTTGCCACAATCTTCTACATCTAGGCAAACCCAAGGATAACCTCCACTGTTGGCTATTTCTACACCGCATGTGGAGAATACGTCATAGATATGAAGTGGGTTAGTTCTAGTAAAAGTTTCACCTTCCCAAACGTCAAGATGCCAGTGTTCACCTGAACTATTGCCACTGTTACCAGTTCTACCCATCAACTGCCCTTTATGTAATTTATCCCCTACATTGAATAGCAGATCATCATCGTGTATATTTCTAAAAACTATTTGTCTTACAGTGTTGTCAGCACATAGAACAGGGTTAACTGACTTAAAAGTAAGTATAGCTTCTGCATCGTTTCTTTGAATACACTCACAGTCAAACGGAGCATAATACGGGTAGTGGGATGTTTTACCAACAAAGTCCATTGCTAGTGTACCCGAATGAGAGAACCCCCCATCTTCACCTTGGGTAACAAAGATGTAGTCCATTGGAAATTGAGCAACTTGTACACAGTCTCCAATTCCACCGCCTTCACCACTTAGGTTGTTAAACCAGTACCTAGCCTGTCTTGCCCTGTTAGGCTGGTTAGGGTTTGCAGGTCTTTCATAATGTCTAAGAAACAATCTGGCACATTCTTCTGGTGAGTTAGTTAACCTAGTAAACTGTCTAAATGACATAGACGGGTGAATCCATTGAACGTTATTACTAACCTCCCATAGTATTCTTTGTAGGTTACTATCCATTGCAGGAGGAGATAAGTTTCTTTGGTTAGCCCAGTTAAGATATTTAGTTGCGGGAGTCCATTGAACCAAACCAAAACCTAATCTAGTGTTTCCCGCATCTAAGTTTTGCCATATCCCCGGATTTATAGTGCTCTCCGTTTCCATGTTGCCAAGCATTCCGCAAATAGCTTCCCTTGTCCATCCTCTATTGAGAAGATAACCAAGAATGTACTCGGCATTCTCGGTCATTTCCTCTCTATTAAGATATCCGTTTCTTGATACAACCATACTAACTCAACCTTTCAAGCTTCCTTCTCATGCATGCCATTTCTAACCATTGACATTCGGTAGGTCTTATGCTGTAGATGTTGCCTGCTTCTCTACCCTTCTCAACTAAGTTACCTTCGCTGTCGTATTCATCTTCTGTTGCTTCCCACTCATCGTAACCGACGAGTCCATAGTCAAAAGCACTTAGTCCTTCATCTTCAAATACCTTTACAATCTGTTGAGCGATAACCCCAAAATGATATCTAGCTTCTTCGCCTTTTTCATCAACAGCATCCTTAAACTTGTATTGGTAGAATTTAACCTTTTCCCAAGCGTCTAATACTTTATCAGAAATAGGGGCTATGTCCGTTTTATGTCTCTCGTCAGATGTGTTAATAGCACCCGTACCCGCATAAATATTTCGCATTCTATTAGAAGMTTGTCCCATGTTTTGTAAGTTGTCTGTACTTGGAACAATAGCACCATTTTGATAGATTTGAAAGTAAACAGATTCAAGTGTAACAGGGTCTGTTACATAGAGCCTCATTCTACCGCCAAGCGCACTATTTGTTACGTTGTACATGTTGATACCTGCACCATCTTCTAGAGTAGAACCACTCCTAATTTCAACCCAACCACCACTAGGTGCTTTGTTGTTTCTTAAAGTCATAGGTAACTCATTATTAGAGTCAGGACGTGTGTCATAAATCCTAAAAATGGATTGACCGTTATAAGAAAGTGAAGGGTAGATTTCGTTATTTTGTTCATCCCACTGTGAAACAGTGAAACCATCACCATAAGGGAATGACACATCATGAACTGTACCCCTGATGTGAACACTAGCAGGGGAAGTCAAAGGCTGAATACCTTGGTTTATAGGTTCACCTTCACATGTAGCACAACCTCTATACACTTTATAAACTAGCTTATCCCTTTTAGTGTATTGTCCATCTTTCTGCCAAACATCTGTAGATAGTAACAGTAAATCACTACCCATGATCGTAAGACCTTCTGCTTCCATTTGAACGGCGTCACCATAACGAGGGTCGCCTGTTAGGGAGTCGTATAGTGCTAAACCTCCGTCAACTTTATAGTAACCCACAACGAATCCCTGCATTGACATAATGGTGATAATTTTCACTCCAAGTGGTGCTACATCAGATGTATAAATATATACATAGTTCCCATCACACGCTACATCCTGAACAATATGCGAACCGACGTAAGGTGCGGCGTAGATTTGGAAAATGTTTAAAGCAGGGACAGACATAGGGTTTTCAGCTCGTTCAACTTGCTTTCTATCAAAGATCAACATATAGCGAGTATTAGCTTCAAAAGTTGTTGCAACAGCTAGTACAATGAATCTACCATCTGTAGAAATAGTAGGTGTTGCGTGATTGTATTCATTATATCTTTCATTGCTTCCATGAGCACCTAGAAGTCTATAACGATAAATGTCACACTCGTCTGTGTTTGAACCTTTCCACTCGATCTTTGTGTAACCCTTACCGTTGTTTTCAAAGTCACCATAACCATAACCTGCAAATAACCATATTTTATCATTATCTACCATGGCAGATAAACCTTGGTGTCCAAGCTCTAATGGTTTAGTAAATGTTAGTGGTTGCGTTAAACTACCATCTTCGGTTAACTCAAATTGAGTAATACGGTGTCTTTCTGCTTTAGTCCAAGTTGTACCCTCAACTCTTGACAGAATGAAAATGTATTTTTTACCCTTAAACTCAACATAAGCCATACCTTGTGGAGCATTTTCAGCACCACTAAAAATTTGTTCTGTTTCAGTCCCAAAGAATGGACGCATGATTAGTTTTTGATAGATTGCGTTTCCAGATGTTTGTGTGATAGAATCAACATCATAACGTAATTTATCAAAGTCTTTTTTAAGTTGCTCAAATTCTGCTAAAGCTAATTTAATTTTCTCGATGTCGCCAAGAACAGCATCAGTAATGATATCTGCTAACGTTCCATCAGATAACCATTTTTCAAGAATTTTCTCAACTTCTTTGCTGATTGCTTCTGTGTTGAGCCACTCGATAATTTCGTTCCAACGTTCTGCTAAATCATTTGTAATGGCATTTGTTTGGTTAACGTTATAAATTAACATGTTAACTTTTTGAAGTAACGTTAGTGACTCATCCATCGCTGTAGGCAAGTAATCAATGTGATACTTATAAGCAGACAGGTTGTCAATTGTTCTTAACTTATTGAATGGCGGTCTATGCATTAATTAACACTCCTTTAGTTATAGACAAACATGAATAATTCTTCCATTTGGTCAAATATCATTCTCTCAACATTTAAAATAGCTTCTCTATGTTCCTTAATCAGTTGAGGATATGACACGTTGCCCTGTTTGCCATAAATATGGTCGTTTAGTTTTTGTTTCTCATCTTTTTCAGACTTGAAATCATCAACGTTGTTGCCTTCTGTAATATTGTTTGTTTTACCTTCTGCTGTAGTGTTGCCTGTACTGTCATTTTTACTAGATGAGTCGTTTTTAATCTTGTCTTTAACTGAGTCAGTGCTATCTTCTTGTGTAAGGTCTGTAGCATATTGAATAATATTATTATCATTCACAATGTCAAGTCTACCGTCAGGGGTGTCTTCAAACATACGCTTCTTTTTAGCTGTTGAGTTTCTGTCAGCGTCTTGAATGCTGTTTGCTTCTCCTTTTTCAGAAGTGATCACATTAGATTCACTTGAAGCTTTACCATTATTTTCTATTTTAGAATCTGTCACTCTGTTGTCAACTTGGTCAAGGTTTCTAATTAAATCAGAATCCTTTTTATAGTCAACATTATAGAGTGGGTTATAATCTAAATGAGTAGACTCTATAATTTTATTCCAGTAAGGCATATTTAAATTTAACCATTCTTCTAGTGCGAATTTAAATCTACCTTCTGTCTCGAAACCAATTTCCCTAAAGTAGAAATGTTTAATGAACTTGGTTTCAAATTCCTTTTTATAATCAGTTTCTATGGGGTAGAAGAAGTCAAATAGTTTCTTTCTACCCTCCTCAATCTTTTCATTTCGAGTTAATTTGTTGTCAAACTGTGTTGCCCATTCCACTATTTCCCTCAATGGCATTGTGAAGCTCGCCATTTCCAACCAACTCCTTTCTAAGTTTTACAGATACATTAAGCCCGTAATACTCGTTAATGAGTCTACACGCTTCTTGTCTAGGAGCTAGGTAGATATTAGCAGAACCTTGAATTTGATCGTTATTACTTTCTACCTCACTTTGTATCAATCGCTCTTTTTTATCGGTGTTGGCGTTTGATAAACCGAGAAATGTCATTGCTTCATTCCACTGGTCTTTGAACAACATTGTTAACTTGTCCGCAACATAAGGTGCATCAGTTTTTAATACTTCTATGTCATCTGTGTTAAACTTTTTACCTGCAAAGATAACAGGCTCATTTCCCTCATATTTATTATAAACTTGTTTCATAGAGAAAAGGTCATTATCCCCTGCTTTAATGATTACAGGTGTTTTCTGTGCGTTTTGGTTGACATATATTGTTTCTTTTAATTCAGCTAAATTCATAGCATAAAGATTTAAAATGTCTAAAGTGGGCATTCTTTCCAAGTTGTTATAGATAACAATACCCTGACCTTTTTCGTTTAAGTCTTCTCCCATATCATACCAATATAGAGGGAAGGACTTTTGATAAGTAGGAGCAGAAGCAGTATAAAAGTTAGGTTGGTTGTATAAGTTAATTTGACCACTTAATGTACCTTGAACTCCTAGATACCCATACATTTCATCTTTGTAAAATGCCACGAATCCACGTTGATGTAACTGTTTTTCTAGGAAAATTGGGTCAACTGTTTTTGGGAGTCCTTGCCATTCAAACATCTGATAAGCAAGTGAGAAAAGGTAGCGTTGATAGGTTCTAAACCATAGATTACCCCTTCTTCGTTGTATTTCCCCTATGGTCTTATAAGAAAAACCATCTTCTAACATTCTATCTCACCCCATTCGTTACGTTGTAATTACCAACATCGTTAACATGCCATAATGTTATACCACCATCAAAGATGGCTTTCAAGTCGTTTAAATCTTCGTTAGGAATATTTCCTTTAATGTTGCACCCTTCTGTTTCTACATAGTTAAAAGCTGTTCTAGTTCTTAAGTTAGGAATTTTTATTCTATTAGATTTATAACCATAAGATTTAAAGAACCCTTTAAGTTTAGAATAGTATTCAGGTTTAATTTGTTTAATCATAAACCTAACACCTGAATACAAGTTACCAAAACTAAATGCAATGTTACCACCCATTTTAACTAGGTTAGGAGGCATGTTGTTAATGTCCTTAAGTTGTGCGTCAATCCCTTGAATGTTGAAAACACTTTGCCCTGCTGTTTGAACTAAGTTGTTTGCTGATTGAGCTGTCCCTAATGCTAGGTTAGCACCCCCACCCTGCGTCGCTGTGTCTACAGATGGTAGAGAGCCTACAGCACTCAATGTAGAGCCGATGGTGTTTGTAATTCCACTGAAAGCCGCCGCATCAAGTCTATTTCTAAGGCTGTTTGCGTTACCCTGCATGTAAGCCGATGTGTAGTCATTAACTATCGCTATGTCATTCGGTGAGTCATTTATAAAGCCCGCTTCAATGGACGCAAACTCTGACAGATTATTGTAGTTGTCAATTGTGTAAGATGTTTTATTGTTAACCCCTACACTCCCTTTTGCTATAACTTCTACTTTACCGTCAATATATTCTAGCTTATATTCCACTCTATTACCTTTAAAATCATCCATAATTAGAATTGTGTAAGGATACATTAGAAGTTTTGATTCAGTAGGTTTAGTGATAACATCATATTGATCAAACAGCGATTTCTTAAGGAAATGGAAGTTAGGTGCGAATGTTAGCTGTAATAATGGTATTGGGTCTAACTTATCTCCAATAACCCTACTTTGAATGAAACATTCATCTGTGAAATTGACTGTCATATTCCCACCAGTTCCACTAACACTCATTGGTAGACCTGTGTTTTCGGTTAAAAAAATATTGACAACATTGTTTACAGATGATTCATTTTTGTATATTTCTTTTAATACATCTTCCACAGGAAACTCGAAATCTGTTTTTTTAGGATCGAATTTTCTCTCAAAATGATTAACTTCCACAACTGGGAATCTTCCAGTGCCATTCCTGTTAACAGGATATAGATAGGTTACTAATGGTTGTGGTGCACCGATGAATGAAGGGGATATTTGTTGGTCCCCCTCCTCAACGGTGTGAATTTCTTGCTTTGCCTGTATTACCAACCATTGTAGACCTTCAAACGGGTTAAAATGATATTCGTAAATTGTGTCGTAGTCTGTTCCGTAATCGAGCTTTTCAGGTATTGTGTTAACCACTGGTTTGCCGTTACTTTGATATTCTGTTTGGTGTTCCCTTTTAACGTAACTAGGTTGGAAATCAATTTCAAACATCCATGTTTGTATAACATCAATGGTGAAATACATTCTAGTGCGTGAGCTGTTTACATATTCAATTTTAGTTACGAATGCGTAGAACCATCTGTTCATATAGCTCTTATTGTTAAACATAAAATAGTTTACATCATACACATCGTCGTATGGAACATCAATAGTAACATAACTTCTATTAGCTCTATTCTCTTTTGAACCTGTAAACACAACTTCTGCTTCTTGATGTCTAACTGTCTGATTTCCAAAGTATACAGTTTGTTCAGCTTTAGAGCCGAACCATCTTGTATGTTTGTAGTCACTAGTGAAAGGGATGCCTGACATAAAGACGACATCCGTTCCACTTGTTGGTAAAGTAGGCATAAATTAAAACCTCATTTCTTATTCTCCTGACGGCGGATCAACAGGTGTCTGAATAGGTGTCGCATTAAAATCAGGGATGATGGAAATATGAGCTTCACCTTCGATATCCTTGTTGTTTTTAGGGTCAGTTACAGTGACTTTGACTCTAACATCACCGCCCACAGGAAGTGGTTGAGCAGACACTAATTTTGCACCTGTTTTGTTTTCATTGGCGGTAATAGAAACTGTTGCATATTCAGCGCTAGACAGTCCTACATTTTCTAAGCTCCATTCAACATCTTCAATTTGTACATTAGGTGTAATTGTTCTGATGATAGCTTCCATGTCAAGTGATTTTCCTGATTTAAGACTACCTACTGTAGGTGTTACAATTACCTGCGAGACATCACCATCAATAAGAGCTGAATCAACAAAAGCCACAGCGTTAGCAAATCGTGAAGTTGAGAGAACTTGCCACACGTGTAGGTAGTAGTTCCAGTACATGCCTTGTGCGTTTCGTTGAGACTCCATACGGAATACTTGATCATACAGCATGAAAAAGTCTTTGTCTACCATAACAGCTTTTAACCCAGTTGATGCGAAACCATCAATTAGAATACGGCGTCCAATAAAATCAGCTTTGTTTAAGTTAAATGCAGATGCTAGTTCATTAACATCAACTTCCGCTTGTGTGTCAGCATCCATAATGATGTATAAGTCATCCATATCTGTTCGAGTGTGTACAGCCATTGAGTTAAAGTCACGAGTTCCCATAGGAAGCGTCATTTTAGTTGCTGTAGCTCTTGTTTTTGCTAAGAATTCTTTAGTGTTAACAATCCCAGTAGCAGGATCAACAGACACAGGAACGATTTTAAATAGGTTCTTAGAGAAGTAATTGTCGATCAAAAGTTTAGTGTAACGGAACTCGTCAACTTCTGCTGAATTATAAATTGATGTAACAATTGTAGAAAGGAACTCATCAAACTTCTGTGCATTCGTGAAAGCCGTTTTCAATTGTTGGTCAGAAATAGTCTGTTTGTAAAACACCTGACGATCACGTTCATGGAACAATGTTTTAACGTTAGGAATTTCTCGTTTGAATACTTCTGTCTCAGCTTTTTCAGGGTCGTAGACGTGTTCACGAGTTAGATCGGTGAAGATTTCCTCAATCTTTCTTCCGTACTCTAGCGTGCCCTTCTTAAAGATCTTAAGTGGGTTCTGCATAAGTTTATGGTGTACAACAACCAAACCGATACGGTCAACAAGCGTATGAATGAAATCGTTCTGTAAAGTTTTGTCAGCAAGTAAACCGATACCGAAATTTGCCACGTCTTGTGCGTTTGCTAGTGTTGAGAACTCGGAAAAACGTGGGTTCTCGTTGATGATAGCGTTGATAATGTCATAGGATTCTGTGATACCTAATGACTCTTTAAAATCTTGAATACTAATTCTAGACATTTATTATTCCCCTTTTAATATATTTTAGCCAATTGGACTATTACCAATCAGTTGACTAACTGTTACTTGCTCGCTAAATGATTTTTGCTTATCTTCTGGTGACTCTTCTTTTTTCGGCGGTAATGTATGTTGGGTGTACTTAACAAACAAAGCATTGTTAGCAGATTGTAAGTCTTCCTTTTGCTTAGTTGTTTTCTGTAAGGCTTCTGTAACCTCTTCATACTCACCATGGAAGGATGTGACGGACTCTTGTACCTTTAGCAGTGCATCGGTTTTTTCCTCCTCTGTGGCTTCCGCATTACCGAGTGTTGCTAGTTGTGCGTTGAACTCTTCTAAACTCAATGGCATTATCATAACCTCCTTTTACTATAGATTAATTATATCATATTTTGACGCATTATAATAGGAAGAAACTCGTTTCTATTAATTCTTTTTAAAAAATTTTCAAAAAAGGGTTGTGTTTTTGTTCTAGTGGTGCTATTATTTAATTAACGCAAGGGAAACACATTAAAACACAACATCAAATCACATGGCGGTTAACAAAACTAGCATTTAATAAAGAGTGTGTAAAAGAATGTGTTTCCTAGCGTTACAATTTAAAATTATATTAAAAGGAGAAACAAAAATGAAAAAAACTATTTCGAGAACAATCCCAACAACAACGGCTAAATTTGCAAAGGTAGAGAAAGTTGACGGTCAAATCATTGCTGTTGAAAACGAACAAACACTACTCGGCAATCTAACAATTGAAGAAGCTCAAAAGGAACTTTCAAAACAACATGGTTCAGTAACAGTTCTATCAGTTGAAACACACGCTAAACTATATGAAGCAAGCGTACTAGATTTCATTGATTTAGCTGAAGTACATGGCACAGTTACAGAATCAGATGAAGATTTAGAGGTCTAAGAAAAAAATTTAAAATAAAGTTTGTTAATTAGCAACCCTTATGATATACTAAAAGAGTAGAAAGAAATAAACAAAAACTATAAAACTAAAAGGTGGAAATTAAAATGTCTAACGAACTAAAACAAGTAGAGCAAACAGAAGAAGCAGTGGTAGTGTCAGAAACTAAAGATTACATTAAAGTTTATGAGAATGGTAAATATCGACGTAAAGCTAAATATCAACAGCTAAATAGTATGTCCCATCGTGAACTAACTGATGAAGAAGAAATTAACATCTTTAACTTGTTGAATGGCGCAGAAGGGTCAGCCGTAGAAATGAAAAGAGCTGTAGGCTCTAAAGTAACAATCGTTGATTTTATTACTGTCCCTTATACTAAAATTGATGAAGATACTGGTGTAGAAGAAAACGGTGTGTTAACTTATCTAATCAATGAAAATGGTGAAGCAATCGCAACATCTTCAAAAGCTGTATACTTTACTCTTAATCGTCTGTTAATTCAATGTGGTAAGCATGCAGATGGAACTTGGAAACGTCCTATTGTAGAAATTATCTCAGTTAAACAAACTAACGGAGACGGTATGGACTTGAAGCTAGTAGGTTTCGACAAAAAGAAATAAGGGTGAATTAAATGGTAGTGACACAAGGTGGCATATACCATAATTTGAAAGAATCGAGGTACGTTATCACCTGTGAAAATGGGTTGGTGACGTACTTTTTTTCATCAAAAATGTATATGCATAAATTTCTAAATACATACAAAGAAAATAGAGAAAAAAATAATATTAAAATGTCAAAACTCTTAAAAGATTTTACTAGTGACATAGACTTACTTAGTGATATATGTTACTATAAACAGGTAGAGAAACGAGGGTTCTTGGTTCTCTATAAAGGGGATGAAATGACATGGCAAGAGAGTCAGACTTTAGGCTTACAAAGGCGCAACGAGAAGAAGTCTCTAAACTATCAAGAAGTGTCAAGGCTAAAACTACGAGACTACTTAAGAATTATGGACAAGACTTTACCGGATATATAAGTCCTAAATCACCTGATGATATTAAATCTATTGAACAATTTAACGCTTTCAAAAAGAGAGCTGAATCTTTCACTGACAGATCAAACAGGGACTTTCAATTCGTTAAAAATGAATATGGTGTTGTAGTGTCTAAAACTGAATTAGATGAAATTCTGTCTGACACAAAGAAAGCTCAAGAAGTTGCGGAAAAAATACTAGATAGATTTAACGACGTTGAGGTAATTTCAGGAGGACAGTCGACAGGTTTTACAGTTGGTGAGAACAAAGAATTGTTGGCTAAACCTGACAAGGGTTTTGGTAGAATTGAAGATTTTGATTTCAATAAAGTCAAAACCCAAGAAGGTTTAGATAGATTCGCTAATAGAGCAAAGAAAAGAAGTCAAGAAGCATATTACGAGGAAAGCCTTAGAAGACTTCAAGACAACTTCATTAGAAATTCAGTTGAAGGGACTTTTAATAGTGAAGCAGATGATGTTGTGAGCAAGCTAAGAAGTCTTCCAGCTGATGATTTTTATGAGTGTTTTTCTATTTACAATGAAATAAGTTTCGAGAACTTTGATTCTGAAAACGCATTAGGAATGGCTAGTGAGTCTATTCTTGAAAGAGTGAGAATGTATGTTAATGATTACTTTGAGGGAAAGAGTGATTTAAGTTTAAAGGGTTTCTGATGTAGGAAGGAGGGGGTGCTATTCTGAATGGCTAGAAGTGTTTACGTTTGCGACTTTGAAACAACAACCGACCCTGAAGACTGTAGGTTATGGGCATGGGGTTGGATGGATATATACAACACTGATAAATGGTCTTATGGTGAAGACATTGACAGTTTCATGGAATGGGCACTAAATTCAAATTCTGACATCTATTTTCATAACCTAAAATTTGATGGGAGTTTTATTCTGCCTTGGTGGCTCCGTAATGGTTATGTCCACACAGAAGAAGATAGAACTAATACACCAAAGGAATTTACCACAACAATTAGCGGTATGGGACAATGGTATGCTGTGGATGTCTGTATTAACACAAGAGGTAAAAATAAAAACCATGTTGTATTCTATGATTCATTAAAGAAACTTCCTTTTAAAGTAGAACAAATTGCTAAAGGTTTTGGTCTTCCTGTTCTAAAAGGAGACATAGACTATAAAAAGTATAGACCAGTTGGTTATGTTATGGATGACAATGAAATAGAGTATTTGAAACACGACTTATTAATTGTAGCCTTGGCACTTAGATCAATGTTTGACAATGATTTCACGTCTATGACTGTTGGTTCAGATGCTTTAAACACATACAAGGAAATGCTTGGTGTTAAGCAATGGGAAAAATATTTTCCTGTTCTTAGTTTGAAAGTGAACTCGGAAATAAGAAAAGCGTACAAGGGTGGGTTCACTTGGGTTAACCCTAAATACCAAGGTGAGACAGTTTATGGTGGAATGGTTTTCGACGTTAACTCTATGTACCCTGCTATGATGAAGAATAAACTATTACCATATGGTGAGCCTGTAATGTTCAAAGGTGAATATAAAAAGAATGTAGAATATCCTTTATACATACAACAAGTAAGATGCTTCTTTGAATTAAAAAAGGATAAGATTCCATGTATTCAGATTAAAGGTAATGCTAGGTTTGGTCAGAATGAATATTTGTCAACATCAGGGGATGAATATGTAGACTTATATGTAACCAATGTTGACTGGGAATTAATAAAAAAACACTATGATATATTTGAGGAAGAATTCATAGGGGGCTTTATGTTCAAGGGTTTTATTGGATTCTTTGATGAATATATTGATAGATTCATGGAGATTAAAAATAGTCCTGATTCATCTGCTGAACAGTCGTTACAGGCTAAACTAATGTTGAATAGTTTGTATGGTAAGTTTGCCACAAACCCCGATATAACAGGTAAAGTTCCTTATTTAGATGAAAATGGGGTATTAAAGTTTCGAAAAGGAGAGTTGAAAGAACGTGACCCAGTTTATACACCAATGGGCTGTTTCATTACGGCATATGCGAGGGAAAATATTTTATCAAACGCACAGAAATTGTATCCACGTTTTATTTATGCTGATACTGATTCTATCCACGTTGAGGGACTCGGAGAAGTTGACGCAATTAAAGACGTCATTGACCCAAAAAAGCTAGGTTATTGGGATCATGAGGCAACATTCCAAAGAGCAAGGTATGTTAGACAGAAAACATATTTTATTGAAACGACATGGAAAGAAAATGATAAAGGAAAATTAGTAGTTTGTGAACCGCAAGATGCCACTAAAGTAAAACCAAAAATAGCTTGTGCGGGTATGTCAGATGCTATTAAGGAAAGAATAAGATTTAACGAATTTAAAATAGGTTACAGTACTCATGGTTCATTAAAACCGAAAAACGTTTTGGGTGGAGTTGTTTTAATGGACTACCCATTCGCAATAAAATGATCATTTTTAGTGAAAAGAAGTTGATAGTTTCTATTGACTTCTTTTTTATTTCATAGTATACTAGAGATAGTTAAAAGAGGAGGGTTATAAATGAATAAAGAAAAGAACAGTTATAGGGATGCTATTAAAGATGTTGAGCTGACTATGATGGCAATTGATTCACATTTCAGAACACATAAAGGCTTCACCGATAGTTATCTATTGGTTATGATTTTAGAAAATGAGGTTGGTGAAACTAGATTAGAAGTTTCAGAAGGTTTGACGTTTGATGAAGTAGGTTACATTGTGGGTAGTGTTTCAGACAACATTCTACATATGCATACTTACAATTACTGTGAGAAAAACAGAGAAGACATTTATAAATGGTTGAAAGCAAGTAGAATAGAAAAGTTTAAATCTGATTATGCTAAGATGCTTATGAATATGCATTTTGGAAAAGAAAATAATGTTGGTTCAAATATTAATTTAAAGGAGGAATTTTAAATGTCTAAGAAAGAAGCTAAAGAAATGGCTATTGCTTGTGGAGTGTTATCGGTGTGTTTTATTGGAATATTAGCATGTGTTATGATTAGAGGGGGATTCTAATGAGTGAATTAAACGAAAAAGAAATTAATATTGTTGAACGAAAAGAAGAAATGTCTCGGTACAGAATTAAAGTTAAGAATACAAATCTATTTGTTAAATATTTTACTGTTGATGATTCTAGTATTACAGTAAGAGGATTAAATTTGACTTCTAACAAGTCGTTTAGGTATGATAAGACAGAATTAGAAGGTGCTCTTATTTATTTAAGGGGTATAGGCTTAGATTTTATTGTGGAAAAAGAAGTACAATATTCTGAAATAATTGTTGACTTGGAGTTTAAATAATGCTATAATAATATTATAAGGCATTGAGGTTAAAATATATAGGCTGTGCAACGGGCATCCTACTGTAAAAAGTACCGTTGACAGGTTGTTGCGTGGTAGCAATACTATATATACTCTCTCTCGTTTTATAAACTTAGGCGACTCTAGTAACTAAAAGGTGAAAATGAGTCGCCCTCTATCATGGGTATAGACACCCACCATTTTGTTTCCTCCTTCCTATACAAAATGATACTATGTAAACTCACAAGAAGACAGAGAAAGGGACACTAGAAATAGTGTCTTTTTCTTTTGAAATAATAGTTGTAAATGATTTCACTATGTGATATAATAAAGATAGAAAGGGAGGGGATAACATGTTATTTAACATTGTTGTTACAGCTTTAGAGGTTATTATTCTTGGTAGTTTCGTTGCGGGAATGGTTATTTTATATCAAATATTTAAGATTGTTATGGTCAAGGAAAGAGAAGACACAAAGACTCAAATTATTGAAAACTGGGTTGATCATGTTAGGAGGAGAAAGTAATGAATTATATTTTAAAATCCAATGTTGACACATATTTTGTTGAGGTTTTACCGACAAAAGCTATGACTTATATTCTTACAACTGTAGACGAGAAAAAAGCAAAGGTTTTCACTATAAAAGATATTAGAAATGGTGTTGTTAATGATTTAATATATAAGTGTTCTAAAAATCATGGTATAATATTTAATTTAGTAGCAATTAGAGAAGATGAGGATGAGATACCAGAAAGCTATGATACAATATTTAATATATTCAAAAGACAACTATCTAAAGGAATTGAAAAATACGGTCAAGATGTGGATATGTCTGATTTGACAGCAGAAGAATGGGTAGATCATAGTCTAGAAGAGATAGCAGATTTAATGGTGTATCTTGTGAAACTTAAGGGGAAACTAAAGGAGATGTCTAATGATGATAAACTTTAAAACTCTTGAATTATTGTATGATTGTGGTCAATTTCCTACACCTATTTTCGTTTCGTTTGAAAAGGTTCAAATGTTTGTGGGTGCTTTGATGTCAGGTAATGCTGATTGGGATGAAGTTAAACTTGTTAGTGATCGAGTGCAAACTATTTACAATGCGTCATATGCATTATACTGTGAAGACTTGATTAAAACAAATGTGTGGGTTATTTTTAAGGATGCGATTAAGGAATTTTCTGAAATGTTTAAGAGAATTTGTCATGATAATAAAGTTTTACATGGTGATTGGGAATGGCTTAACCATGATTGATAATTGGAAACTTCAAATGTTTACAGATATTTGTCAAACTGTTGTGATATTGATGTTGATATTTTGGAAGAAAGATAAATAGTTAAAAATTAAAAAGATTCACTGAAAGGAGGTGATAAAATGAAGTTACCGAGAGAGGTTGAAAACTTAGACACACATATTAAATACAAAATGTTGGTTGATAATAACTTTATTCCTAAAGTGATACAGAAAGAGATTAGTTCACTTATTTATTTTGACACCAAACATCTATCTTATTTCAATGCTAAGAGCTATCAAGAGCGTTTAGATGGAATCTTCACTAAAATGAATAAGTTATATGACCTTGCGTATGAGAGTGGCGCAATGAGAAACACCACAGCTCAGGAAATTTGTGAAGCGGTTGTTGGTTATGAGCATGCTAGAATATGGTATACCATTCATGAATTTCTACATAATCAGAAATAGAAATTAAAAGAGTCCTCATTTTGAGGGCTTTTTATTTTGAATTTAAAACTAGTAAAAGCATGAACCAGTTTAGTAGTTTTGGTTCTTTTGTATGGTAGTTTTGGGTGTAATTGGGTTCGATTTACGGTAGTTTTGTAGTTTAATTGGTTGGGAAGTGGATGGAAGGGAGGGGAGGAAGGGTGGACTCTATTT